GATCAGGATGTCGCGCATGCTCTGCCGGATGTGATCGATGTCGGTAATGGCTTCGCCGGTGTCGCGGTTCATGCCGAGATACATCATTGCGGGCCTCCTGACATATCGCCGCCACTCTTAACTTTGTCGTGTAAGTGCTTATCAGCAATCACGCCGTTAGAACTCATTGAACCGCCGCCGTGTGTCACATCGCCGTTCATCGTGGTATCACCGTTAATCCTTGTCTGGCTGGCCTCTATTCCCAGCGCGTCAGTGATCAGCTGGATGCCGTCTGCCGCCTCAATGCGCACACTTTTGATGTTCTTAATCAGCAACTGGCCCGTTTCCGGCTCGTACTGAAACCAGCCGCCATCCTTAAACACGGTGGTGGTGCCGTCTTCCGAGTAGTCGGGCGGCGGGAAGGCTTCGGAATAAATGGCAGGCAGCGCAAAGGCGGTTTCAAGGTTGCCGCCCAAGCTCAGCAGCACAACCTGCTCCCCGACGGTGGGTTTCCACCATGTGCGGGTGCTACCGGCGCGCAGAGTGAGCCAGTTAATCCAGTTGGTTTCGAGGTCGCCCGTTTTCACCCGGCACAGCCAGTTAACCGGATCCACTTCGGACACGGTGCCGGTGCGGATCAGGTTGGTGATAAGACGCATGATTTCAGTGAGAGCTATATTCATAAATTCAACATAAACTAGTGCTTTTTATTAAGAAACTGTTCTATATTGTTTGAACACTCATACAAATCAATCATCTCAAAAGGAGTTATGATGAGTATAAAAGTTTTACTTGATGACAAAATTGAAGAGTTCTTTTCGAGCAACCCTGAGTTGAATAATACAGGCCACAATCAGTTTGAAATTGTCGTCCCCCATTTTGCAAATTTACAATATCTTCATGGTATTGATAGTGAAGACTTGATTGATGGGATAATGGGTGATGGTGGAGACGAGGGTATAGATCATTGCTATATCTTTTGTGATGGAAATCTTGTAAAAGATGACAATCATCCAGTTAAAGAAGAAAGTAGAGTTGTTGTAAAGTTTTTCCAGACTAAAAAAGAGAAGGGTATTTCTACTGATGGGTTTCGGAAAACAAAAGAAGGAATAGAGCAAATATTCAATTTGGAACTAACTGAGAAAAAACTTCAGCAGTTAGGTGCTAATGAGATGTTTATAGAAAAAGCATCCCTTATTAGAAATATTTTCAGAGTTGCGGCAAGACGTGGTGCCAGCTTCAAGTGCCAAGTATTTTATGCAACTGCAGCAGTAGAAAAAAACATATCAACTAAATTACTGCACCTTAAAGAAGAACTACTTAAAAATGTATTGAGAATTGAATATGATTTTTATTTCTGGGGCGCGCAGGACTTACTTGATCTATCAGCAAGTGAAAAGAAAAGCATAGAATTATCCTTTGTCTCCCAACCTCTAGAACTGAAGGAAAGAGATATTGATACGGATGGTTTTGCTGGTTTCGTATCAGGAAACAAATTAATTGAATCTTTCATGGACGATAGCGGAAGATTTAGGGATGAACTAACTGAAGGTAATGTAAGATATTTCCTGGGCGAAGACAAAGTAGTCAATAGCTCAATAATAGAAACAGCAAGAGATGGGATTAAATCACAAGTCTTTTGGGCGATGAATAATGGCTTAACAATTATATGCGACAGCATTAAAGCATTAGGAAGCAACCAGTATAAACTTGAAAACCCTCAGGTGGTCAATGGCTGTCAAACCATACACTGCTTGCAGTCAGCTTACAGCCAGAAGGACGAAGAGAAAACCCAAGGAACACCTAGAGATATAACAGAAATTAGCGAAAAAACAAAAGTAAAAAAATTACCTGAAAACTTGAGGGTCTTTGTTAAGCTGGTTAGAGCCAACAACCCTGAAATACAGAATTCAATAATTAGTGCAACTAACTCCCAGAGCCCAGTACATTCTGCAAGTTTAAAAGCAAATGATATCATTCAAAAGAATATTGAAAGTTATTTGGGTAAAAATGGGTTTTTCTACGAACGCCGAGAAAATTTTTATAAACGCCAAGGCAGAAGCGGAAATAAAGTTATTAGTCTAATGAAGATGGCTCAAATCATGCATACCATAGTTAATAAAGAAGCCATTATAGCAACAAATGACACTGCAAGCTTGTTTGATACTTCAAAAAAAACAAAGATATATTCAACAATTTTTAATGAAAAGGCAGATTATGAAATTTATTTATTTTCTACCTTGCTACATCAGAAAATATGGACACTAAAAAACTCTGACTTAAGAACTAGCGCAACAAATTACACTCCTGTAGAAAAAAGCTTTATTTCGGCCAGTGGGTTTTTGTTACTTCATGTCATGAGTGTTATTATATTATCCTTAAGCGAAACTCTCAAAAAAAACAGTTCACAACAACTTAGCAATACATTACTTACAGGCAAGATTGATATCAAAACCCCCGAAAGAAACAACATATTCTCACTTAGAAAGGTAAAGGCTTTCAAAATATTAGATTCTGATGTGCATATGAAATTAATATATGATTTATCTAAAAAAATCATAAATAAAGCCACAGAAAAATCAATTAAAGATACTGAAAAAGGCATACTTTCTGTTTTTAAAAGCCGGACATTTGATAGCGCACATTTAACCCCGGAAATATTAGAAAACAAAAATAAGATATTCAAAATTAATGTGAAAGGTATCTAACCCACCCCCCCCTTCAAACCAACCTACCAAATCTGAAGGGGGATACATTTAATGAGGCAGTCAATAGAGAAATGATCTAAAATGAAAGGCTACGTAAAATTACATCTTTAATCATTGTTTCATCTTGAGAATTTAACCCAATTAATTGACGCTGCGCATATTTCACCATCGGGCCGCGACGGCTTACCCGGTCCCGCAGGCCGTAGTGGTGAACGCGGGCCAGCTTCTGCACCCCAGGAATAAAGGCAACCTCAGCAGCGTCTGCGTCTGTCTTTGCCTTCAGATACTTTGCCGTTTTCAGCTTCGCGAACATGCCGCGACGTATGCGGCCCTTTTTGCTGCGGGCACTGACGCGGCGCGGCTCCCATGCGGTGCCGTCCGGGGAACGTTGTGCTGTGATGTTCGCCTGCTGAATGCGGCGCACGTCGTGTGCCACCTCGCGCAGCATCTTTTTCCGGGCTGTCGGTTCCAGCTGTGAGAGAAGCGCAGCCAGCCAGGCATCCACTTCATGCAGTTCAGCCATGCTTCACCGTCCAGATTTCCTCCGGCGCGTCCGGCTCCGGTACCGCTTCGATATGTGCCTTGCCGTTCTCAACCGTCGCTATCACGCGCTCGGTCAGCTTCAGGTCCATGCTGATGTCACAGCGGTCATTAGCAAGAATATCGACCTCAAATGAAAACAGCTTTTCTCGCGCCTCGCTGTTCTGCAGCGCGTCGGGCTGGTTTTCCCGCAGCCACAAAAGCACCGGGGCCATCAGCAGATTCTGATCGCCGGTGAAGTCGGTGATCACCACGTTCAGCGTGTAGCGATACTCCCACGACAGGGACGCGGCGGACGTGGCGACCAGCTGGCCGCTGTCCACGAACAGGTGCAGGCGGTCCGGGTTTTCGGCAACGTAGGGGACCGACTTATTCAATGCGCTGCGTAAGGACTGCGGCTTGTTCATCGTCTTTTTCCTGACAGCTGATGATGGTATCGACCTTTCCGGCACACGCAGCCCAGGCGGCCTCCGTTTCGTCCAGCAGGGCCAGAAGATCGCCGTTAGTGCGCGGCGCTGCCGAGTCCAGCTGGCAGCGGGTGATTTTCGGACAGCCACTCACGGTAAGATTCACCTCCTGAGAGGGCCGGTCTCTGGCGCAGCCGGACAACAGGATCAGGCAGAGTGGTATCACTCCAGCGGCGCAGGTCTTCATTTTCACGTTTCAGTTCCTCAATATTTCGCTGCCGGTCGCGCAGCAGCTGGCCGTTGCGTTCGGCGGTGGCGTAAAGCTGCGTCTGTGCCTGGCTGCTGGTCTGCGTCAGAATGTTCAGGGCAATCAGCTGGCTGTTTTTCTGGCTCAGCTTTTTACCCTGGCCCGCAATGGTGGCCTGCTGCGCATCAATTCTGCCGTGGGCGCTGTTCAGCCGGTAAGACTGCACCCCGGCGACAAGCAGCAGGATCAGCATGATGACTGCCAGTGCGCGCGTCATGCCGCTGCCCGCTCAAGCTCGGACCTGATCATCCGGCGATAAAAAACCGCATGAATACCGGCAAATGCCGCCAGCTTCCAGCCCGCGCCCCACATCACCACTGCAATAAATACGCGGTGATACCATCTGAGCGGCACGCGGTCAGCCAGCTGCGCAAACCGCAGCAGCCAGGCATACACCTGCTTTCGGTCACTGCCGGTCAGGGCGCAGGCGTACAGGCCGGAAAACCCGATAACGGCCCAGGCGAAGAAGTCAGCCCACAGCAGCGCCGCCAGCGGATAGCCCGCAAAGCTGCCGTGACTGATACTGACCAGCATCAGCAGGACGGAGAGTAATGCCGTAAACCACCATGTTTTAACCATCTGCATTTCAGACTCCTTTAAGGCACCAGACCAGCTCACGCCCGCGCCGGTTATCCAGCCCCTGATTGAATACGCCTTTTACGTACACCCAGCGCGGCAGCTGGTAACACGCCTCGCGCCACTGGCCCTTTTTAAGCAGCGCCACCATGGTGGAGCCGCACACGTTGCCGGTGCCAACGTTGAACGCCAGCGACACCAGCGCGTCATAAACCTGCTGCGGCATAGAGACCGCTACGCAGCGCGCCAGTGCCGCCTCAGTGCGTAACACGTTGCTAAGGAAATTCCCCGCCGCCTGCCGTTCCGTGATGGACTTACCCGGCACAACGCCGGACGTGTTGCCGATCCCGTCGGTCCACTTTCCCGCGCTGCACTGGTACGGCTGCAGGCGGCAGCCCTCGTAATCAGCAATCAGCCGCAGCCCTTCCACGGAGGTATGCAACAGCTGAAAACCGGGCATCGTGGCGGCCAGCGCCAGCACCACGCCAACGGCGCAGCGTTTAACGGTTTGCAGATTCATATTCACTCCGCGTAATGCGCCCGCTTGCCAGAAGCTGATAGGTTTTGTGTTTGTAGTACCAGCTGATAAGTGCCATCAGCAGGCCGATAAGCACACCGGCCACGGTGGACATGTCTTTCAGGTCCATGCCGCCCAGCCACGCCATTACCACCGCAATGCACCAGGTTAAGAAGGTGCTGATTTTTTCCCACATGATTCAGTCCCAAAGCTGGACGGCCTGCACGCTGGCCGTCGCTGTCACGTCCGGCAACTCCACCTCCAGCCCGTGCGGTAAGAGGGGGCCGTGCTCCGCCAGCCCCGGATTTGCCTGCAGCACCTGTTCTGTCATGCCCTGCGTGCGCCCGTAGTGACGCCAGCAGAGTGCGTCCACCGTGTCATACTGCTGCGCACGCACTTTCATCAGATAAGCTCCACGGTGCAGTGCGGCATGTCCTGCACGCGGCTGATAGC